TTGCCGCAGATAACGGGGTCGCCTCGCGCACTCGCCGGATCCCGTCCCCCCAGCTCGCGTTAGGCCGTACCGCAGATAATAGGGCATTATCTGCGGTAGGTTGAGGCATGGCCTACAACATGAACGCTCTGCGGGAAGCGGCCGACCGGAGCAGCCTGCCCTTCGAGTACCTCTCGCGGCTCGCGTCGGCCGAGGACTTCGATCCTCAAGACCCCGAGGGCAACACGACGTTGGCGAAGCAGTTGACCATCGTCTTCGATCACTACGTCGCAAAGTGCCTCGCGTCAGCGGACCCTGTGGCCGCACTTCGCCATGCGGGCTTTACCGAAGCCGCGGACGCGCTGGTCGTCGATGGGGAGCAGCGCTGAGCAGACAACGGCACAGCGAAGCGGCCCCGCCCTCCGAAGAGGACGGGGTCTTTCGTTACGGATCGGCCACAACTGTCCAACTTCCCCTCAGCCGCTGCTGCTTCCCGGCGCTACCGTCGACCAACACGGCCCAAGGGGGACTCATGCGCACCACCTGTCGGACGGCACTCGCCGTCCTCGTTTTCTGTCTGCCACTCGCCGCATGCAGCTCCGGCAGCGACAGCAAGCCCGCCGGCAAGACGTCCGGCCCGGCATCTGCAGCGTCGACGCCAGCTCCCCCGTCTGTCCTCGCGCTGGGTACTGCGGCGCAGACGGAGGGGGCGGAGCATCCGGTCGACGGGCCCGGCGGCGGAGTCCTGGAGATCACGCCGACCACGGTCGTGTACACGAAGACCGGGTCCGGGCAGACGCCTGCGAACGGCCTGTTCGTCACCGTCGCATACAAGGCCCGCTCGACGACTGCGGTCGCGGCGGCTCAGGCCGCACCCATCGACGGCGGCGGCTGGCAATGGGTCGCACCGAACGGACAGGCAGTCGATACGCTGCGCGGGAATGCGTCGAGCGTCACCCCGGACGGCTTCACTGGCGCCGGACCAGTACAGCCAGGGTCTTTTCAGTGGCGGTCCGTCACTGTCGACATCACCGAGGCTCAGCGCGGCGGCACGGTCCTCTATATCGACGGTGCCCACCACTCGTTCCAGTGGAAGCTGCCCGCGCAGGACACCGGGCCGGAAGCCGGCGCACTGAAGAAGGCGCTCGGGGCATGACGAAAGCCCCCTCCCGCAGGAGGGGGCAGGGTCAGGCGAGGGGTAGCGCCGTACTCATATCGACGGCAGGGGCGAGCTGTGGCGGGGGTGTGGGCTGTGGGTCGAGGACGCCGATGTCGACGAGGGTGCCCGCGTCCGCCGCGCCGGGGTCCGGCGGTACGGGGCGTTGCCGGGGAGGGCGGTCAGCCATGAAAAAGCACTCCAGTTCTATACGCCAATGTCGTCGAGGTATTGGCGGACCTCGGTCGGCATCGGTTGAGGCGGTGCGGGCGGCTCGATGCCGGTGCGCCGCATGTCGCTGTACAGGCCGCGTACCCAGCCCGTCAGGTAGCGGATCGCGAAGTCCTGCCCCGCGAGACGTTTGCGCTGCTCGCGGGCTTCGGCCTTCTGCTCGCCGAGCTCGCTCTTCACGTTCTTCAGGTCGACGCGGAGCTCCTTCACGATGGTCGTGAAGTCATCCCGGTTCTCCTGCCGCCGGGTCCGCCTCGCTGATCGGGCACCCCACGCGGCGAATCCGCCAGTGGCAACGGCCGCCAGAACGGAAGCGATGGCGTCAGGACTCATAGGGCGGCCCTACTCTCTTACGCCGGGGAGGCTCGCTCCACCCGGCCACAACGAGCACCGGGACAGCGAGCGCGCCATAGACCGCTGCCGCAACCCACCCCCGTTCGAACTGATCCAGCGGCCACCAGGCCACCAAGTACGACAGCATCCAGGCGAACGCCAGCAGTGGCAGAGCGAAGAACCCGCCCCAGTCGAAGCCCTGCTTGGCGAACGCCGACACCACGGCAATCGCCCCGGCGGCGATCCAGCACCAGCCCCAGGCGTGCAGCGGCATGAGGCTGAGCAGCATCGTCAGACCGCGCCGATCCACCTGCGGGGATATCAACTGGCCGTAGCCGATGACCGCCCAGATGATGCCGTAGGACAGCAGGCACGCCCCGCGGCGCCCCAACTGCCGGGCCAGGCGGCGCAGCAGACGGATCGGGGCTCGCAGGATCCGGCAGCGCACTACACCGCCGTCGGCTGCGAACCAGCCGTAACCAGGCTGTCCTGCGCCTTGCCAGAGACGCCGGTCGGCTTCCACAGGCCGAAGTGCGACAGGACGCCGGTCGCGAAGGAGATACCCCACAGCACGACGGCGGTGCCGATGCTGTACCCGGACGGGTGCGGGCCGGCGAGCTCGACGAGGAAACCGTTCGCCGCGGTCAGGAGCAGCAGCAGGACGGCTTTGGCGCCCGGGGCGGTGACTCTGGTGGTGACGAGGCCGACGAGGACCGGCAGGACCACGCTGATCGCGAGGCCCAGCCAGTACGCCGAGTCGAGATGAACCTGCATGACGGGCTCCTTCAGCTTTCGAGGCGCTTGGCTTGGACGTCGGCGACCGCGTTGGCGATGGCCGTGATCTGGTCCGGGGTGAGTCCAGTCGTGGTGAGCGAGCCGACCTTGGCGGTCAGGTCGGTGACCTGCTTGGCGAGGGCGTCGAGCCGGGTGTTCTGACCGGCATGGACGGAGTCCATCCACGTGATGGCCGCGCCCGCCCGGACGGGCTTGCCCGAGCCGGGTGCTTCGGTGTGGGACCAGACGGCGTTGGCGATTTCGTCTGCGGTGGGCATGACGTCCTCCTGGGGTTGTGTTCCAAGGGCCCACGCGCGGAGGTCCGCGGTGGTGGCGAGGTGGCAGTAATCGCGGTCGAGGCCGCCCGCTTCGCTGTACTGGTGGAACAGCCACGGGTCGGAGATGCCGGGGTCGCCGGCGTTGCGTCCGGCGGTGGCGATCCACAGGAAGTCCGCGCTGTACGAGCTGGTGTCGACGTTGCGCCAGTAGTCGATGTTTGCGTAGACGCCGACCCGGTTGTTCGGGAGGCGGCTCTTCACGTACCGGAGCCACGCGTCCTTGTACGCGGCCTGCGTCGACCTGGGTACGCCCGTGTTGGCCTTGTCGTAGCCCTCCCAGTCGAGGACGACGAGGTCGCCGGGCTGCCACGCGACCTGAGACAGGAAGTAATCCGCCTCGGCCTGGACGCTGTTGCCCATGTTCGGATAGTGGTATCCGCCCCACACCAGGCCGTTCGCCTTCGCGTGGTCGCGCTGGGTGACCCAGTTCGGGTTGACGTAGGAGAGTCCCTGCGTGACCTTGACGAAGGCGAAGGACAGGCCGCTCGTGTCCGGCTGCGACGACTGGTACGACGCCCAGTCCTGGCCGTAGATCCCTGTCATGCGGCCCTCCAGGATGCACCGGTAACGACATCGCTCACACAACTCGGATCTATGCCGAACACTTCGGCGAGCATGCGTTGCGTGATGATTCCGATCGCGCATTCGTCACGGATCGTCTGAGCGTCAGCCTCGGTCAGCTTGGCAGCGAAGTGTCCACTCCCGTGCTGCTGCCGCCCTTTGGCGACCATGTCCGCACTGTTCGTAGCCTTCGTTCCGGGCGCTAGGCAGCGTTCCCAGTTGACGCAGGCTGGCTTGTCGCAGCGATGCATGACCACGGGCGGTTCGTAGCCGTGCATCTGGAGGAAGATCCAGCGATGAGCCTTGACCACCCTGGCGCCGTCCCAGAATTTTCCGTAGCCCGACTCGTTCAGCGACGCTCGCCATATGCGGCATCCGTCGTCGTCTTCCGTCCACTTGCTGTGAAAGCGCGCAAGATGGCGCTCGGTTCGACTGTCGAAGGTCATGGTCAGGCTGCCTTGGCGGTAGTCCAGGCGGGGACGGTGACGTCGCCCTGCTGGGACAGGAGCCAGCGCAAGTCGGGGGTGGTGAAGTAGGCGGAGCCGTCGATGCCCCAGCCGGTGCCCCACGAGTTGGTGATCCAGTAGTCGCCCGTGGAGGCGTCGTACTGGTTCAGCTCGATTTCGTGGCCGCCTGCGACGCCGGAGGCGCGGACGACGGGGATGCGGCCGTCGCCGTCCGTGTCGAACATGCTGTTCAGCCACGGTATGCCGATCATCACCGGGCCGGACTGGAGCGCGGAGGTGAGTGCGGGCAGCGAGAATGCGTGGCTGTAGCCCGTCGCCAGGCCCAGTGTGCGCAGCGCCTTGGCGACCCCGAGGCCGCTGGAGCCGGTGTCGGTCGGCGGGTAGTGGCCGGGGACCGAGTCCAGGAGCGTCGCCAGCGAGTACAGGCGGACCGCGAAGTCCTCATCCGGGGCGTACAACCCCGGAGTGAAGATCCCTCGCGATGCTCGTGCCGCGCCCACCGCGATTTCCACCGACGTCAGCCCCGTCCGGGCTGCCGAATCGGTGCCGATCAAGCCCGTGCCCGCATTGCCGGTACAGCTACCGAGCTGCCCCTGATCAAGAACCGGGGTGCGGCGCGTCCAGGAAACCGACCGGATCGCCGTCTTCGGCAGCACCCCGTGCGCGTAGCCAAGAGAGCGCGGGTCGTGCTCGACATGACGGCCGCCCGGAAACCGGCCGCCAGTCGTCAGAAGTTCCACATACATGGCGCCCCCAGGGCATGAAAAAAGCCCCAGGCGGGGCAAGTTGGGCGGGATGGATCAGGCGATGGCGTTCGAGATGCGGTTCATGCCGACGCAGACGGCGAGCGTGCCGGTCATGTTGGTGCCGGAGTTTTGGTTGCCGTAGACCTCCAGGTACTGGCCCGCGGCTGTGAAAATCACAGTTCCGGACGCGACGGCGGGGGCGTTGCCGGGGCTGCCCCTCGCGATCGAGAACCGGGCTGTGTTGGAGGCAGTGCCGGAGCCGTTGAGCCTGAACTCGGCGCGGCCGTCCGCACTGCCGAGGGTGCCGGGCCAGACGATCGCCCCGGTTACGGCGTAGGTGCCGGGGGTGGCCGCGACGAGGCGTGTGGGGTTGCCGGACGACCACATGCCGGTGCGGTTCGACGAGATGATCCCGCCGAGGTTGAGGGAGAAGTACGTGGTGGCGTGGGTATTGAGAGAGGCGCCCGAGTTGTACGTCTGCACCTGCGGCGCCTCGAAGCTGATCCACTGGGTGCCGTCGTAGTACTCCAGGATGTTGGTGTCCTGGCACCACGTCACCATGCCCTCGGCCGGGCTGGCGATGTCCGCGGTGCGGGCGGTGGCCGAGGCGAACCGCATGACGCTCTGCGGGACGATCGCGTTGACGATGTTCTGCGCGAGCACCTGGGCGTTGGGGGCGTCGGTCAGTGCGGCGATCGAGATGCCCTGCCCAAAGTTGTCGGTTGTGGGCACGCGGCCCCCTCTCTACTGGACGAAGTTGACGCCGTCGAGGGACACCCAGGCGCTGGTGGCGAGGGATCCGGAGCGTGAGGCGTGGGTGATGGAGCCACCGGAGGTGGCCTGGAGATAGGCGATGCCGTAGCTGCTGACGGCGATCATGTTCTTGTTGGCCGTCGGGATCAGCCCGGCGGGCAGGGTGAGCGCCGTCGAGGGCGGCGTCGCCGAGTTCATGCGGACTAGGCCGCGCAGTTCGATCGTGCCGTCCGGCTTTCGGCGGCCCGAGGGCGGGATGTCTGGCGACGAGCCCGCTGTCCAGCCGGTGCCAACGGTCAGCAGCGTCCAGGCGTCTGCGCCGGTCGACCAGCGGCCCCGGCAGATCCAGTTCCCGGCGCCGGACACGTCGATGATGACGATGTCGGTGACGGCCGGGACGGGGTAGGACTCCATGCGTCGGACGGTGATCCCGTCCGACGTGACGATCGTGCCGTCGGTGTTGACGGTCGCGACGGTGGCCAGTCGCCAGTTCGCGCCCCGCACTTCCGGCGAGGTCGCCCCAGCCTGGACCGCGGCGCCTTGGACGGCGTTGGCGAACGCGACCGCGACCGCGTGCTGCGACTGGGACGCGGGGATCGCCGTGGTCATGTGCCCTCCTTGACGCTGATCGTCTGAAGGGTGAAAGCCCCGGTCACATCGAGCGGCACGCTGAAGCTCTGCACCTGGTGCAGCTCCTTCGTCCCGTCCGGGTAGACCACGCGGATCACGTCTCCGGCAGCCAGGGCCGGGTTGGGCAGGCTGGTGATGTCGGCGGTCGCGTTGGGAGCCTTGGCGGCGGCGAGCTTGAGGCCCGCGGCGGCCTGGCACTGCACCGGGTCGATGAGCGTGCTGGAGCTGTAGAAGTCCGGCCGGTGCCCGAACGAACCGTTCCAGTACGTCGGCGAGGATGGATCGAGATCCTGTACCAGGGCGCTGACCGGGGCCACCCCACCGGCCGTGTTCTCCCCGCGCGCCAGGATCGCATTGAAGACTTTGTCGCTCGACATGCCGCGGTTAGCGGACACATAGACGCCGCCCTCACCTGCGGCGATCGTCCAGACCGGGGTGGCGAGCTGAATGTCGGGGAGGGTGGCCATGACGAAGATTCCGTCGGGGTCGCAGTAGACCTCGGCGCCGATCGCGGCGGCGCATTCGACGGCGGCGGCCCACGGGTCGCCCTGGACGTCCCAGGTTCGCAGGCCGATCGTGGCATCGATGGCGGTATTGACGACAGTGGCGCCGGGGATGCTCCGCTGGATGAGGGCGGTGACGGCGCTGTAGGCGGTGCCTGTCGCCGTGTAGGGGGTGAGGAACTTGTCGTCGGCGACGATGCATTCCAGGCTCTTGCCGGTGAGGGTGACGGGCCCGTCGTCGACGTCCCCGGCCACGGCGTCGAGGCGGAACTGTCCGAGCGGCACCAGATCCTGGCTGCCGTCGGAGTAGGTCACGCCGCTGGAGATCCGCAACTGGGCGCCGTACACGGAGAGTTTGCTGGTGGCGGTGCGCGGGATCAGGCTGGTGTCGGCGATGGTGACGGAGCAGGTGCGGCGGGTGGCGCTGCCCCGGTCGACCGTCACGGACCCGCCGGTAATGTCCAGCGTCTCCGTGCTGCCGTCCGTCTTGAACAGCTGCACCAGGTTGATCGGGCTGTAGGACTGGGCGAGCGCGGGCAGGAACCGGGCGCTGACTGAATACATTCAGCCCCCGATCCGCCGGTCCAGCAGCACGTCTTCCCAGGTCGCGAACTTGTTGAGGACGTCCTGCCAGGTCGCGCTCTCGGTGTCGATGTCCTGCCAGGTGCGGCCCGCCGAGCCTGCGACACCGATCTGGGTGGGCATGTCGACTTCCTTGAGCGGAAGCGTCCAGGTCCGGATCGGGTCGGAGGCGATCCCGCCGCCGCGTGCCGCGGTGGTCTGGCCGACGACGACGTACATGTCGGAGACGCCGTTGCCGGGCGCGACCTGCCACAGCAGGACGTTCCCGGTGTCCAGCAGCCAGTCCAGGGCGATGCGTTCGGCGTCGGACTGGGTAAAGACCTGGAGGTCGCCTTCCTGGCCGCCGCGCACGTCGGACAGGACCACCGGGTTACGCCGGCCCCGGACGCGCAGCACGGACTGGGTGATGTTGCGCTGCCAGTCCGGCCCCTTCGCAACCATGATCTTCAGGTTGCGCTGCGGGCTGGACGGGTCCTTCAGCCACGCGTACTGCGGGTCCGGGTTGGCGAGGGTGACGGTCTGCGAGGTGCGCTGTTCGATCAGGGTGCCGGTGGAATCGCGGGTCTCGACGTAGTAGAAGACGGCCGTGCCGAGCGGTGCTTCGTAGTCCTCGACGATCATCTCGGCGCCAGTGATGAGCTGGGACTGGATGAGCCCGGCGCTGCCGCGGACGAGGGTGCGGGTGCCGTCGGCGAGCTGGCGCCAGATGGTGATGTAGTCGCCGATCGACAGCTCGCGCAGCGTCAGGGTGATCGACGCGGTGTCGTTGTTGGTGGAGCCGTCGGCGGTCGCCTCGATCTGAGCCATGCTCGGCCACAGGCTGACCTGGTCGAGCCGGAGCACGCTGTTCGTCGCGGTCGCGGTCAGCGAGTACTCGACGGCCGCCTGCGTCGCGCCCGTCGGGGCGGTGAAACTGTCGTCGGTCTGCCACCAGTTGGGCGTTGGGGCCGCGCCGGAGGCGGAAGAGGTGGTGCCGAGGTCGGTGTTGGTGGCGGAGTACCAGCGCACCGAGCGGGTCCAGGTCCAGCCGCCCGCCGAGACGTTGGAGAACGTCTCCAGCCGGAACCCAGTCCCGGCGGCGCCTGCGGCCAGCGGGAACTTCGCCGAGCGGATCACCGACGTGGTCGCCGTGGTGGAGGTGACGGTTCCGCAGTAGGCGCCCCCGAAGAAGAAGGTGCCCCACGGTGTCGACCTGCTGACGACCGCGACGCCAGAGACGGTCGTCCAGCCTGCGACGCCCTGCTCGAAGGAGAAGTCGGCGTAGGGCAGGATGCTGCCGGTGTGCACCTTCGGGGCCGTCGTGATGACGACTCCGTCGGCGCGCACGACCTGTGCCGCTGTGCCGGCGGTGATACCGATGGCCACGTCGCAGCTGGCAGTGCCGGCCGGGGCGACCGCCGAGACGAACTGCCGGTACCAGCCGGTGCCGGGCGCGGACAGGTTCGAGCGGGTCGCGGACAGCTGGGTGCCTACCGCGTTCTGGTAGCGCAGCTCGATCCAGCAGGTCGAGCCCGAGGTGGGCGGATTGATGTAGGCGTAGGCGAAGTACTCGGTCCCGGCTGATGCCGCGGGCCAGTCGGTCGTGCGGGTCCAGGCGTCCCCGTTGGCAGTGACGGTCATTGCCAGCACCTGGCCGCCTGCCAGGTAGTTGTCGACGGCCCAGGACACCATCGGGGTCTGGACGGCGATGGTGCAGTTCTGCTCGTTGAGCCAGTCCCCGATGCCGCGTTCCATCGTCTCGGTGGAGAACGCGAACATGTTGCCGGTGGTGCGGATGGGGAAACCGAAGTACACGTTCTCGAAGTAGTTGATCACTCCGGCGGCGCCGGGAGTCATCGCCGAGACGACGACCTGCGCGGAGGCCGCGTTCGTCGGGGGGATCGCGGCCACGGCGATCCGGTGCCACGTCGCCGACGCCGACGACGTGGTCACCGACCACGAAATGCTGATCTCCGTGTTCGCGGCGGTCAGCCAGCGGATTCCGATCCGCTCCGGGACCGTTGCACCGGACGCGTCGGCGAAAGCTTCGTACTCGTAGTCCTGGTCAGTGACCACCGGGTAGGAGGCGACGGTGCGGGCCTGCATCTCTCCCGCCGCCGACGAGGTGAGCTTGAGGCAGCCGTCCCCGTTCCGGCCGCCGCTGCCCAGACCGATGGTGCAGTTGGTCTTGGCTACCCAGCCGCTCGTGTTGGGGTCGATGGACTCGGTGACCGAGGACAGGAAGTTGCCGGGGATCGCCACAGTTACCTCCGTCCGGCGGCGAGCGTGGCCGTCAGGCTGCCGATCTGCTGATGGACCTCGCCCCGCACGTGGCCGAGGAAGGTGCCGCTGTCGAGGTAGAGGTCGCCCTCGAACACCCCGCCGCCCGGGGAGGGGTCGGCGGCCAGCCGCACCAGAGCGTTGGCCTGCTGTGTCGTGAACACCGGCTCGGGCCTGCCCGTGCCGTTGTAGGCGAGGTTCATGCCGGGCTGGAGGTAGCCGCCACTGTCGTAGCCGTGCCCTTGGCCGAGGAACGACAAGGACGGCCCGTAGGTATGTTTGGCGTAGTTGAGCGCGGCCAGCAGGTTGTCGTAGCCGTTGAAGATGTCGCCGTGACCAGGGAACTTGTAGGCGTTGAACGTGGCGCTGATCGTCTGCATGAGGCCCTTGGCGAGGTCTCCGGTGATGTTGTTGATGTCGCCGATGTTGCCCTGGACCGCACGCTCGTTGCCGCCGGACTCGGTCTCGATCTGCCGCAGGATCCGGGCGACCATGTCCGGGCTTGTCGATAGGCCGTTCGCCGCGAGGGCCTGAATGACCTGAGGTGTCCACCGGGTCACGCCGGAGCCGGACGGGGCGCCGACGCCGCCTCCGCCCGAGCCGCCGCCGAAGAACGATCCGACCGACGACACCGCACTGACGATCTTGTCTTTGAGGCCGCCGACGATCTTGATCGGGAACTGGGTGATCACCTTGCCCATCGGGAACGTGCCGACACCGTCGGCGACCTTGGACAGGATCGGCTTGACGAGGTCGGTCCAGATTTTCGACGGGTTGGCAATGAGGTCGGCGCCCTTCGCCGCCCAGTCGATGCCGGTGCCGACGACGTCGCCGACGGTGTCCTTGGTCCAGTTCCAGGCGGACTTGAGGCCGCCGAGGATGCCGCCGTCGTCCATGAGCTGGGTGCCCGCCGCGGCGTGCAGGGCGAGCGCCCGGTCCCGATACTTGGGGTCGGTGGGGATGACGTACTCGGGGTAGGCGGGATTGCCCTCGCCGACGATGGCGGTGGGCCGGTTCGTGACCATCGGTCGGGCCGGACCCCAGCCGGGGGCGAGCGTGCCACCGGCAGCCAGGAGCTGGGGCGCGTCGGGAAGTTTGCCGAGGCCGACAAAGCCGGCGACCTTGTCCCAGACCGCTTTGATGCCGTTGGTGTACACCCACTTGATCACGAAGTTGACGGGCGCCTTCGTCAGATCGACGATCTTGCCCCAGGCCACACCGATCGCGTCCTTCGCGGCGCCGAAGGCCTCACCGACCAGCCCGACCGCCGACTTGATGCTGTCGAACACGGGCTTCAGCCCGTGGTCATACAGCCAGGTCGCGGCCGAGGCGATCCCGCTGAACACGGGCTGGATGGCGTTCTGCCACAGCCACGTGGCCACAGCCGCGATACCGCGGAACGCGGGAGCCAGGGCGTTGTTCCACAACCACATGCCGATGGAGGCCACGAGCTGGAACTCGGCGACCATCAGATCGAAGTACGGCTTGATCATGTTCTGGTAGAGCCAGACCGCAACCGTGGCAATGCCGCTGAAAGCGGGCTGAATGGCGTTCTGCCACAGCCAGGTAGCGATGCTGCCGACCCACTTGAAGCCATCGACGAGATAGGCCAGATAGGGCCTGAGCCCCTGGTTCCACAGCCACGTCGCGCCAGTGGCGATAGCCCGGAAAGCGGGGCCGATCGCGACATCCCACAACCAGGACGCGATGGCACCGACGGCACGGAACGCGAGGATCAGGGGCGTGATCAGGACGACGAAAATGATCGCGAACAGGATCCGGGCACCCAAAGAGATCGCGTTCCACACGGGCTGGAGAACGTTCTGCCACAGCCACACCGCCGCCGTCCCCACCGCATGGACCGCCACGACGAGTGCGTTGAACACCGGCTTGAGCACGTTGTTCCAGGCCCACAGTGCTGCGGTCCGGATGGCCAGCCAGGTGAGCTGTACGACGATGCGGAAATTGGTCCAGTGGTTGTAGGCGTAGATGACCGCCACGACCAGCGCCACAACCGCCGTGATGATCAGCCCGATCGGGTTGGCACGCATCGCCACGTTCAGCGCCCACGTCGCGATGGTCCACAGGCGGGTCGCGACCAGCACCAGATACATGCCCTGAACGAGCCACGGCAGGGTGGTGGCCACTGAGGCGATCCCGCGCGCGAGAGCCCCCAGGATCACCAGCGCCGGGCCGGACAGAGGCGACAGGGCGTGGGAGACCTGGAACAGGGCAGCCGCGACATCGCGCAGAGTGCCCGCCAGGACCGGAGCCATCCGGGAGGCGTAGGCCAGGAACTGCTCGAACGCCGGCGAACCCTTCAGCCCCGCAGCCCAGTTGGCGAAGCGGGCGGTGAGGGCACCGAAGCGGGCGCCGAACTCGGCCAGGTGTGGCAGGAAGGCGTCGATGATGCCGACCATGCCTTTGAAGATGTTGCCGAACCCGACACCCAGGCCGAGGATCGCAGGAGTCACCGAGGTAGCGAGATCCTGCTTGAACGTCTTCCACCACGGACTGCGGAATCCGACCGACGCGCGGTCCTGCAGAACCTTGATGGCCGTCGCCGCCGCCAGGACGAACGGGGTCAGCGACGGCAGGGCCGCCCGCAGGCCGAGGATCGCCCGCGTGAAGATCCCCATCACCTGCGGCTGCAGGCTCACCGACCAGGCCTTGAACGCATCCCGCAGCGACAGGAACGCAGTGAACGTGCCGCGCGCCGCCGGGGTCAGCTTGTCCAGGGCCTGCTGATACTGGGCCTGCGCGACGGCAGCCTGATTCACACCCCCGGCCGCTGAAGCGGACGCGGAGGCAATCGAGCGCTGAGCCGAGGCGATGGAGTCTGCCGCCTGAGCCTGGGCCTGCGCTGCGGCACGCTCCGAGTCGGCGACCTTCTGCTGGGCGTCCGAGATGGCGCGGGCGTTGGCGACCGCCGTGCGGGCCTGCTCGTCCTGGGCGTCCTTCAGTGCCCGGGTGCGGTCGGCGACCTGCTGCTGCGCCTGGGCGAGCTGGTTCTGGGCGTTCTTGACGCCGGTCGAGCCGTCGACCCCCGCCTTGTTCGCGGCGGTCGTCTGGTCCTGGAGGCGCTTGACCTGGGTGCCCTGCTCTTTGAGGTGCTGGACGGCCTGGTCGTAGGTGAGCTGCGCCTGCTCGCGCTGCAGGGCGGTCGCGTTCGGATTGTTCTGGATGGCGTGCAGCGCCGCCGTGGCTTGCTGGACCTGAATGACCGCGTCACGCTGCGACAACTGGCTGTCGATCAGCTGATTGTTGAGGTCCTCCAGGTCGAGGACGGCCTGTTTGCGGGCGGCCGTCAGGTCCAGCTGCGCCTTGGCGGCGTCCTTCTGCGCCTGAGTGAGGGCCCGTTCGGCGTCCTGAACGGCCCGCTCGGCCTGCTGTGTTTTCAGGGCGGCCTGCTGGACGGCGTCACCGACGGCCCGCTTGGCCAGCGCCACCTGCTCGCTTGCCTGCGCGATCTGCACTGCGCCGTTGCGCTCCGCCGCCGCCAGCGCTTGCTGTGCTCCCGCCGCCTGCAAAGCCTTCGATGCACCCTGGGATGCCGCCTGGTTGCCCTTGAGGCTGGCGTTGGTGGCCGCATCCTGAGCGGCCTTCTGCGCCTGCAGCGCGCCTGAGATTCCCGCGAAAGCAGGGAGTGCCACCGCCGCAAGCGCGCCGACGCCGACACCAGCCGCCACGACCGCGGACGTGAACAGACCGACTCCGGCCGCCAGCACGGGGAAGGCAGGCAGCGCGGCTAGAGCTCCGATCGCGAGCGTCAGCTGAAACACGGCCGACAGGGCACCCGAGGTGTCGATGTCGATCCGCGCGGTGTCCCCGTCGAGCCCTGCCACCATGGCCTGAATCGCAGCGAGACGGGCCTGGGCCGCTGCCGCGTCCACGCGCACCGCGATGTCCGCGTCGCTGGCCGACAGCCGGGCGAGGCGGGCCTGGATCTCGTCGATCCGCGCCAGCGCCGTCGCCGCATCGATGTCGATGCCGATGCGCTCTTCCTTCAGAGCAGTCAACTGGGCGCGCAGGGAAGCAATTTCCGCCTGGGCCGGGCCGGTGTCCGCATCGATATTGATGTTGGGCAGGGTCGCCTCGGCCTCGGCAACCGCCGCCCGCACCCGCTGCCCGAGCAGCCCGTCCGTCTCCAGACGGATGGTGCCGGGATTAGCGGAGATGCGGTCGATTTCCTCACGGACCGCAGCGAGGTCGGCGCGAGCCTTCGCCGTGTCCGCACGAACTGTGACGTTCGGGTGCGAGGCGCCGAGCCGGCGCAGCTCTTCGTCGATGTCGTCAATCTCGGTGCGCGCCACCTGGGCGTCGATGTCGATGCCGATGTGTTTGCTGGCGAGGGCCTCCATGCGGGCCCGCAGCGCCTGCAGATCCGCGTCGGCCTCCGACGTGTCTGCATCGATGTTGACCTTCGGCAGCGATTTGAACGCCGCCTCCAGGCGCGCCTTCATTGCGCGGGCGAAAGCGCCGCCCGTGTCGTCGCCCTGCTTGGTCGCAGCAGGCCGCGCTGTCTGTCCGCCCTGGGTGACGCCGTCCCGGATGGCGTTACGGATCGCCACGGTGACACGGGCGGCGATCTGCGCCCCGATCTCTTCACCGATCCGGAGCCCGACGTCGGCGATCTGCGCCTGCATCGCCGGGCCGAAGCTGCGCCCAGCCGCCTTGCCGGCATCCTCGCCGGCCTTGGTGGCGGCCGGTACGAGCCCATCGCGCAGCCGCTGGTAGATCCCCTGCGTGTTGGGAACAACATCGACCTCGACCGAGCCGACACTGATCGCCACGGGAGCCTCCTCCCGTGCGCGTCAGTCCGCGCCTCCGTTGATCAGCTGGAAGAGGCGTTCGTTGTCCGCCTCGGACAGAACAGGCCGCGCCCGCCGGGGCTTAGCGCCGGGGCGGCGCACCGGGACCGGCGGCTCAGGCCGGTCCTTGCTTTCGGTGTTGGCGCAGATGGTGATGTATTCAAGGCGGCGGACCGCGTCGAGGACGGCGGCGGTGAGCTGCTCCAGCTGTGACCAGCGGCCCTTCTCCGGCTCGCCCTTGTCGGCCTGTTCGGCAAGCTCGTCGTCATCCAGCTCGTTGCGCAGGGCGGTCATGGTGTGGGACTCGGGCGGCAGATGCTGAATCAGGACCCGGAGCCGTCGGGACGTCAACTGGCCGCGCCAATACTCCGCGATCTGGTCTTCACCGCGCGGGTAGTAGCGGGCGAGGTCGGCTTCTACCGCCTCCGCGTGCGCCTCGACGACCTGCTGGGTCCACGCGACTTTCCCGAGCTCTCACCGGAAAGCTCGTTGGCGTCGACGACGAACTGATTGAAGTCCACGAGGGACGGGTCCACATCCTCGTACAGCTCGTAGTCGTCCTCGTGGAGGACGTCGGCCATGAATCCGTCGAGGTCGCCCGCGCGCAGCTTTCGCTGGGTGGACACGCGCCAGACGGTCGCCGGGACGACCCTCATGGGCTCGCCGGCGAGGCTCACAGTGATGTGCCGCTGGGTTGCTTCCAGCTCCTGGGCCTCCGCCGCCGACATCGGCTCTTCGTCGTCGTCCTCGTATTCGTCGAGGTCGGGCTCGACCGGCGGGGCAGGCTTGGTGGTACGCCGCTGGACGGCGGTAGTGGGGCGCTTGCTGTTGTTGGTGCGGCTGTTCGTAGCCATGGGCGCGGGCCTCCTGGGTGCGCGGCGCGGGCAGGGAAGGGTGAAGTGGTGGACGGGCCGGGCCCGCGCCGACGGACGGCCCGCCCACCAGTCAGGGGTGGCTCAGGAGCCGGTGTACGCCGGCGTCGCGGGCACGTAGTCCTGGTGGTAGACCGTGTTTCCGGCCGCGTCCGGGTACGCGGTGATCGTCAGCTGATAGCCGCTCATCTCGGACTGCTTGAACGTCACGTCGGCGCGGTCGGTGACCTCGCCCTGCGGCACGTAGAACCCCTTGATCGACGTGCCGTCCATGACGATGAAGTACCAGGCACGCCGGTCAGGCTGCGGGCTGGCGGTCTCGGCGTAGGTCGTCACGCCGCTCGCCGGGGCCAGGCTGGTCGCCGGGAGCCGGTACATCACCGACTGCACGGCGACACGCGCGGTCTCCCACAGGTCGCACTTGAACGTGCGGATGCTCTTGGTGATGGCGCGCCTGAACGGGCTCGTCAGACCCCAGGGGGTGAACTCCTGGCTGGCTTCGTCGAAGCCGTACACCAGGCCGTTGTCCGAGATGGCGCCGAGCGGCGCCCACGGCGACAGGGGCTGAGTCTGAGGCGTTGCAGGGGCTGCGGTGCCCAGGTCGGCGACCCAGCCGCCGCCGTTGGCGCCGACGAGCGCGAGATCGCTCGAACGCGTGATGTTGACCATGGTTGGGTCTCCAGACATGCGAAGACCCCGCACTGGCGGGGTCACGGGGAACAGGGAACGGACCCGGCGCGGGCCTGTCAGCGGTCAGGAGACCGGATGGAAATACATCTGGTAGGTAGCGCCGCAACGGCGCAGACGGATGTTCTCGTAGGGTCGCCACTGCGGCGCGGACACGGTGGCGACCAGCCCGAACACGGCCGAGGCGGTGGACGTGCCGCGCAGCTGGATCACCAGGTCGTCGCGAACCTGCCGCGCCAGCATCGACGCGTCCGCGCGGGTCGCCGCATACACATCGACATCGACCAGGGCGCGGTCCAGGCGGAACGTGTCGTCGTCGCCGCCGACCCGCTGGACCTGCACCACCGGCAGAACGCTGTCCAGTTCGGCCGGCAGTTCGGTCAGCACCCGCACCGAGCTGCCCAGTTGGCCGCTCAGCCACGTGACCAGTTCGATCTCAACATCAGGCCAGATCATCCGCGGCCCGCTGCCTGCGCGGCCCGCAGCATGACGTGGTGGGGGCGGACCCGCTCGGTGCCGTACTCCACCCAGCGGGCGTAGTAGGCAGTATTGATGGCCGTCGCGGTTGCCCGGTTACGTCGCACTCCACCGCGCCGAGTAGATGTAACGATCACGGAGGCCCGGTAGAAGCCGGGGTGGGGGTCGCCAGGCGGTACGCCCTCCGGGGCGATGCCTTCGGCGACTGATTTGATGATGTTGGCGCGGCGTACCATCTCCGCCTCGATCATCTCCGAGCGCAGCAGCTCGCCCACACCACGCCGGGACATTTTGAACCGTGCCGCCATGCCAGCCTCCTACCCGGTGACCAAAGCCAGAGCAGCAACTACCGGGCCGGTCGAACCCGTGAACGGCGACCGGAACGCGCCTGCTTGACCGTCGACCTCGTACAAGACGCCGGCCACACGCACCCGGTCGGTGGCCCGGATGTCGGTGCCTGCCGGGGCGTACAGCGTCAGCCCGACGATGACCGTGTCCCGGCCTTGCACAATTTCGGTACTGCCGGTCCCCGTACCGCCCCGCGGTGCGATCCCGCAGCCAGAAACCGTGACCTCGACGGGCGAGCCCGCTACATCGTTGCCGTAGGCGTCACGCGTCGGCGGGCCAGGGCGCACAATCGTGACGGTATCCCCGTTAGCCGGCGCGTACACGGCCGACCTCCTCTATCGACTCGCACCACGCCGCCAGGTCGGCGACAGGGTCCAGTTGCCTGGAGCGCATGCGGGCTTTGCGGGCCGCAGCCCGATAGGCGACCGGGCCGTCCAGCGTCTCGATCGCCGCCTGCCACGCCTCGGTGTCGCCGCGGTCCACGAAGATCCCCGCACCGGCGAGGGACTCCCGTAGGCCGTCCGTCGGGTGTGCGATGACGGGGATGCCCGACGCCATGGCCTCCACACCGACACGGCCCCAGGATTCGTAGTCGGAGGGCATCAGCAGGATGCGAGTGCGGGCATAGACCTCGTCGCGCATCCGCTGGCCGCTCATGTGGTCGAGGACCAGCACGTTGTCGAGGTCGGGCGGCTGCTGCTCGCCGTAACCGCCGCGCACGGCCAGGAACTTGCGGTCCGGCATCCGCTTTGCGAGCTCTCCCAGCACCCCGATTCCCTTGGTGGCTGTGCAGTTGACCAGAGTGATGCAGTCGCCGGGCTTCGTCGCATAGTCCGCGGCGTGTACCGGCGGACGGACCACCAATAGCCGGTCCGGGCGCACCGGGGCAGACGCGAACGCGGTCTCGGCTTCGGCGCGCATCCACTCACTGTTGACCACGGCCAGCGCCGTCGACCCGGTAACCAGGGGCTCCCAGGTGAGGTCGAACGTGTTGTGGCACACGACAACGAGAGGCACCCCGTGCCCGCGTGCCAGATCTGCCGCCAGTGGCACGTTCTCCAGGTGGCTGACCATCACGTGCGCGCGGGCCACCGCCAGCGTGAAATCCTGGCCGGCCGCCTCCGGGATGACGCGGACCCCGTCGAGTTCATAGGGCTCTGTGCGCTCCGACCAGGTCGACAGCCACACCGTCGCTCGATGTCCACGTACCGCGAGGGCGCGCAGCATCTCGTGCAGCGCCCACTCGGCGCCTGCGTTGTGATCCGGCGGGTAGGCGTGGACTCGCGCCACGACGTCCAGTGGCCCGGTCACCGGAACCTCACCATGCTCATGCCCTGCTTGCGCCGGTAGCGGGCCAGGATCTGCCGGTCGGCCTCGGTCAGCATGACGCCGGTGCCCACGCCGGTACCGTCCGTGCGGTAGCTGTAGGGGCCGATCGTCTCGCCGGTCACGCCGCCCGCCATGGTCGGCGCGGTCAGCGTCCGCAGCACCACCGCCGCGACCACCGCCATGACGTCAGAAGGAACGTCGGCGGCACCGTGGCTGTAGGTGACGCGGTAGGTGTTGGGGTAGGCGACGACATCGTCCTCGTACCAGAGCTCCGGCAGGTTGACGACCGGGCTGTTGGGGGCGGTGCGGATGGTGTCCAGGCCGTCCCACTGCCAGCCGACGACCGGAATATCGGGCGCGCCCCCGGCTCCGATCGCCACCACCGCCGTCACGTCGATCACCGGCCGTTGCGGCAGACGGATTTCGCCCTGCTGGCCGCGTACCACGATCGTGTCGTGGTCGACGCGCTGGAAGTCCTGCCGGGTGTAGGCGCGGACCAGGGCGGACGCGTCGGCCAGCAGGGCCGTCGCGCGGTCTGCTTCCGGGCCGGTCAAGGGCCGTCCGAGGCGGGCCTCCACCGCGGTGAGATCAGCAAGGGCGTCCACGTTGCACCACCCTCTCCATCGCCGTGCACCACGCGTCGAGATCGGCGCCCGGATCAAGTTCTACCGCCCGCTCGGCGGCGGCTCGGGAGGCAGCCGGATAGATCTTGGGTGAGGACAGGCGGCGGACTGCGGCCTCCCAGGCGTCGAGGTCGTCGCGGTCCGCGAACGTCCCCGCACCAGCGAGGGACTCCATCAACCCGGGTGTCGGATGGGCGATCACGGGGATGCCCGAGCACATCGCCTCGACAGCCACGCGCCCATAGGACTCGTACACCGACGGCGCCAAGAGCACTCTGGTGCGCCCGTAGACGAGCTTGGCCATGTCGCCGCCGGGCGTGTGCTCGACGATCTCGACGTTCGGCAGATCGTCGCGGATGATCTGGGTGCCGTAGCCGCCGACCACTCCGAGGAAGCGCTGCCGCGGCATGCGTTCGGCCAGGGCGTAGAAGACGCGGGCGCCTTTCTCCTCGGTCAGGTTGATCAGGGTGATGTGATTGCCGCGCGCCGCCCGGTAGTCCTCCACGCGGACCGGAGGCCGCACCACAATGCCGGGCGGCCGATTCCGGTTCGGCTCATGGAACGCCCACCACTCCTCGACGTCCCGCCGCATCCACGCCGTGTTGTACACGACCAGCCCCGGGGAACCCTTGGCCAGCCATTCCTTCGTGAAGTCAAAGGTGTTGTGCAGCAGATGCACCACGGGGATCCGGTTCAGCTCCCCCAGGACCGACGCCCGCGGGGTGTTCTCCAGATGGGTCACGATCACATCGGCGCGACCCTCACCGCGCATCCACCGGCCCGGATCGCCCTTGTCCCGGTACGGATGCACCTGCACACCGTCCAAGTCGTAGCCGAGCCGGACACCATCCGGCCTCGACAGCAGCACATCCACCCCATGGCCGCGGGCCGCAAGTTCCCGCAGCAGGCCGTGCGCAGCCCACTCCGCCCCTGCATTGTGGGATGGCGGATAGGCGTGGAACATCGCCAGGACGCGCACAGGGGGCTCCGATCTGCCCACAGGCGGCAGCCGTCAACAGGGGTGTTGTGGCTGCCGCCTGCGCCGGCGCTACGACAGGTGGGTGGAGGCCTGGACCACGCCGAACGGCGAACGGGTCGCCGAGTCGGAGTTGAGGCGGGTCGCCGGGTTGGCGGTGGCGAACGCCACGCGCATGACGACGCGCATCGCCACCGAGTCCTGCTGCATCAGGTTCAGGATGACCTTGCCGGAGTCGTCCGAGATGACACCCTCGGTGAACATCTTGAAGCTGATGTCCTGCCGCAGGCCGATGATCGCCTTCGACCAGTCGCCCATGATGAGCTCGGCCTCAGTCGCCGACCACGCCCCGTTCGTCAGCTCCGACATCGGATAGCCGTACAGCGTCCCGCCGGGCGTGCCCTGCAGGTTCGGCTGGTAGATCGGCACGCCCTGGGCAGAGCGGATGGCGTTGAGCCTCCACGTCAGCCCCGGACGGGACACGAACCCGTTGATCGCGAACCCGTCCTGGGAGACCTTCTCCGCACACGACGACACGTCGACAGCAAGGTCCGCGCCCGTACCGGCCACAACGACGTTGCCCGCCGCGACAGCCGTCTGGTAGATCGCGGTCGGCCAGGTCGACGGCTTGTCCGTGCCGAACAGGCCCGCGCCGTCGATCTTCCCGCCGATGGCCTCGACCAGCCGGGGACGGACCTGGTCCCAGATCGGCATCTGCGCGTCGTCCAGGTAAGCCTCGGGGATCGGGACGATCGCCGCGATCTCCTCAACGATCAGGTCGACGTTCTTCCAGTCCTGTGACGTGGTCTGCTTCAGCCCGGTGTCGCCGCCCACGAAGTAGGCGAGCGGCATGACGTCGAGGACCGGCTGCCGCTGGGTCTTCGTGGACAGCGGAATCTGCTTGGCCCGGGTCAGGAGCGCCGACATCGACGGCAGCTCCTGGATGATCTCGGCCGAGACCGGGGTCGGTACCAGCGGGTCATTCGAAGCGTCCCGGCTGATGAGAGAGTTGTACGTGGCCACGGGGTCTCCTTCCAAAGGTGCAGCGACCCCGGCCCCGTGACATGGGTGATTCCGGTGCTGCGATCAGGGGTGAGTCAGGGAGTGCGGCCGGACATACGCCGGATCCACTGATCCGGCGTCCCCGCCGCGCTACTCGAAGCAGGCGCCGCACCCGGAGTGAGCGCCTCAACCGGGCGCTGCACGGCCGGAGCCGGCGCAGGCGCGGCCGCCTTCAGGCGCTCGGCCAGCAGCTCGGCACGTGCCGCGATCTCCTCGTCCGTACCGGCACCGAGCAGGTCAATCAGCTCCGGCGGAATGTTGTGCGTCGCCGCAGCCAGCAGCCGTGCATTCGTCGACCGCAGATCCGCGAGCTGCTGCTCGTAGGTCTGGGCGCGCTCGGTCTGCTTCTGCAGCTCGCTCTTCTGCGCGTCCTCGAACTCCACGTGCTTCCGGGCCGCCTGCCGCAACTGCTCAATCTCGTCCATCGACTTGAAACCGAGCGCGGACAGCTGGCCCTTCTCATGCTTCCTAGCCAGGGACTTCCACTTGCTGGCCTCGGCCTCCCAGTCGGTCGGCTCCGGCTCACCGGCCGCAGCCTGCTGCCCTGCCGAAGCAGAAGCCGAAGGGGCGGGAGGCTGGGTCTTGTTGAGGAACTGGCCTGCGGCAACCGCGTCGGCCAGCTGCTGCTGCGCCTGCGCGTCACCGCCATCGGACGGCTGGATAGCCGCCTCTGCGGAAGATTCGGACATGGTGGTGACTCCCGTGTCGGGGTCGCACGCAGCCCTGTCGGGCAGCGCGAAACGGGCATGAAAAAAGCGCCCACCATGCCGGCGAGCGCATCGGGGGCCACGGCGAGGGCTGCCATGTCGGCAGGCCGCACGGACCCAGGGGGCGTCAGGACTTGAGGTTTCCCGTCGCGTCCCAGTTCGGGGGGATCAGGCTGGACAGGTTGAGCTCGGCGGCGCGCTTGATGATGAAGCGTCGCACCTGGGCCCGTGCGGCGTCCGTGTTGGGCCGCACCCGCCCCACCGCCAGGATCGCGTTCTGAAGATCCTGCCGGTTCTCGATCGGAAAGCGGCCCGGCGTATCACCGGGTGCGGGCATCGCCTTTCCCTGCTTGACGAGGTCGCGCATGTCCTGGGCGTTGGGCTGCGTCATGGTTCACCTCCCCTCACTGCGGCCGATCCGGCGCCGTATATCCGGCCCGGCCTTCGGATTCCCACCAGCGGCGGAACGCGTTGACCGCATCTTTGCCGCCGGTGCCGCGGGTCTCGCGCCGCCAGTCCTCGTACAGCTTGTCGGCGAGGCCGACGAACGGCTCGTCGAGCGTGAACGCCGGCCAGGCCTGACAGCCGCAATGGTCGTGGTAGGTGTTGCCGCCCTGGCGCGGATCGCCCGCCGTCACAGCCGACTTGTACACCGGTCCGCGGGAGGCGAGCATGGCGCACCAGGCACACGGATCGGCATCCGTGACCCGCGACCAGCCGGTCGCCCGCTCGTCACGCCGGATCGACTCCTGCATGACATCCCGGCCGCCCTCCAACGCCAGATACGACGACGAGCCGGACATGCGCACCGCCGCCGCATCCACCGCCTGCTCCGGCGTTTTGCCCGCCGCGATGGACCTCTTGAACTCGACCGGGCCCGTCACGTCGAGCGAGGTCACCAGGCGCGCCCGGGTCAGTTGCGGCGGGTCGTCGGGAACGAACAGTCCGTCGGGCACACCTGCGTCGCGCCGCGCCTCCATGTAGAACTCGCGGGCCAGCTGCGCCGATTCGGCCCTGGCCTGCTGCACCCCCGAGCCGAGGACATCCCGCAAGGCGGGCCACGAGGCATCGACCCGGGCGGGATTCACCAGCAGCCGCCACGTCTGCACGATCTGCCGTATCAGGCGGGCCGAGATCAATGCCTGGCGGCGGCGGTACTCCATTGCCAGCCACGCCGCCCTGATGCCCATCTCAGGCCGCCGTGGCGGGAGTCGGCGCGGTCGGTTCAGGGGGTGCAGCGACTGGGGACAACTGTGGGGACATCTGCTTGCCGATGATGTCGTTCATCCGGGCGATGGCATCGCCCTCATGCGCGGCGAGCTTCCACCTCTCCACGTCCGTCTGCGTCACCCCGGGAATCTTCTCCCACAGCTCCTGCGGCGGCACCCCCAGCATCGTCACCAACTTGCCGAGCGCATCCACCGTCTGCGCCAGGGACCTGGCCGACGTGTCCCGCCACACGACCTGGGCGGCGATGTCCTGCCACGACGCGGAGTCGCCAGAGGCGAGAGCGGCCAAGCGCAGCGTCTGCTCCCACGCCTCCCCAAATAGAGCCTGCCGTTCCCCTGTCTTGCGGTCGAGGCCATCCCGCGCCGCCGCCAGTGCCTCGGCGGACAGATTCACCATGTGACCGAGCAAGTGATACGGCGGCACCTGCGACAGAGTCGCAATGTGCCGGACCGTCGCCTCGCGGGAGTCCAGGTAGCCCTTGAGGTCGGTCTGCCCGAACTCCCCGAATCGCGTGTCCGCGTCCTCCGCGACGAACAGGCCATCCACCCGGGAGCGGAACGGCTCGATCGGATTTCCATCCTCATCCATCGGCGGGGCCATGCCCGTCACCCAGCGCTGCCGGAACGCCGCGTACTGCTGCGCCATCAGCAGGTTGAACGTCGTCATGTTCAACTGGTCCTGGGCGTCGATCAGGGGCTCGACTTCGCCGATCACCCCGTCGCCGTCCAGGTCATCGGAGTTGATGAAGCGCACCACCGGGCAGACGCCGAGCTTGTGCTCCTGCACCGCATCCGGACCGTCCAGCCGCAAGGCCGAACCGTCCGCCGCCGCAGTCAGCGTGTACCGGGCCTGATCGTCATAGACCCGCACCACCCGCCGCTGCCCCTTCGCCGTATTCTCCAGCCGGTCCTCAACCGCCAGCACCGGCCACTCGTCATTGACCGGATCCGCGTACAGAGCAGTCAGACGGCGCGGCGAAAACGGCGTGATCACCGGCACGGGACTGCCCGGCATCACCACCACATACGAAGCGCCATACGTCAGCGCCGCCCGGTGCACGCCGTGCTGGCGGGCATCCATCCGGTTCGCCTGCCACACCTTCCACGGCTCGGCATTATCATCACTGCCCGCCGGACGGTAGCCGTCGACGTACAGGTTCTGGGCGACCACCGTCACGATCAGCGGCAGGATCGCGACTTTCGCCCGCTCGATCAGCCACCGGTACTCGGCCCGCGCACCCCGCGGCACGTACACGCTCGAATGCTTACCGGACATGTAGTTCGCGATCCGCTCAAGGCGTTCCTGCTCCGACGCCCGCAGCTTCAGCAGACGGCCCGCAGTCGACACCGTCTCATCCGCACCCATCACCGCCACGCGCCGCCCACCTCCCTACCCGAACCCATGAACCCGGCCCGTCCGGACCCGCTTCTTCTGCGCCTTCGCCCAGTCCGGCGACGCCAACAACGCCCTGCGCGCCATGTCCGCCAACTGCATCGCCGCGAAGGCGTCCACCTTCTTAGGGCTCTCCCTGCTCTCCTTACCGAAGGACACACCCCAACGATTGGGGCGACGCCGGCAGTTACCGACATGCCGGGCCAGCACCGGGTGCCCGGTGTGCGGCAGACGGCCGTCCTCGATGGCCTGCACCAGAGCCTCAGTCGCCAAGGTCAATTCCTGCTGGCGGCCCCGCATGTCCCAGCCCACCGCCGACTTCGGTGAGGCCCGCACCACGAGCTCGTCCCGGTAAGTCTCGGTCCATTCGTCGATGTATGACTCCCACAGCTTGACGTCGGCGAAGAACGCCCGAACGTTCCACCGGCCGAACGCGTGCGCCACCATGTCGGAGACCTGCTTGCGGTCGACCTCCCAGCCCTTGGCCGCCGGACCGTCCGGGCGCTCCCAGATCCCCAGCGGCTGAACCAGACGGTCCGACAGCCGCATCGCAATCAACGCGGTGGCATCGTCAGTCTTGCCGCCGTCGAACCCGAGCACGATGTCATCGCCGTCCTCCAGCCGATGCTCCGAGGCGCACTTGGCCCAGTCGCCAGGGTCCAGCAGGGCGTCCTCGGCAGCCACTGGCTGGTTCAGCCAGTACCGGCGCGAATCCGACGGCGCCGACTGCGGATCCCAGATCTCGGCGATGATGCCGTCCAGATCCATCCAGTCCGCAGCCGGCCCGTAGGCCGCCTTCAGCCCGGCAAGCAGGGCATCGCGGTCCGCGAGATCCGTACCGTCCGGAGCCTGCCGGTGATCGAAGAGCAGGCCAGCCGCGTCCGCGTCCCTGATCCGGCCCTCACGAATCGCCTTGTAGTAGGTGTGGGTGGCCTCGGCCACCGAGTCCTGGCCAGGCTCGTACATCGTCGACGTCTCAAGGCACCACGGCTCAGCCTCTTTGCGCTTCCTCAAGTTCCGGCGGACCGTGCCGTGCATCCTGCGCAGCTCCGGCAGGACGTACAGGTGCGTTTCGTCGAAGACGGCGAAAGTCTCCTTGCCGCCGTCCTTGGCGGCCGAGCTGGCCGTGGACGGGGTGATCTCGCCGCGCTGCTGGTGCAGGACGATCCTCGACGACGTCTGCGCCGACTTGCCGATGTCGATGCCCGGAAAGTCGTCGCCATGGTGCTCGACGAGGTGCTCCAGCATCGTCGAGACATTGTCGTAAGTATTGCCCGACTGTCCCTCTTCCGTGGCCAGACAGCGGATGAACGGCGACCTGACCGGCCGCCCGACCGGCTCCCCGTCCGCGTCCCAACCAGCGAACCGCACCGGGAAGAGCGCCTCGGCGACCACCAGCATCCCGGCCAGCTCCGACTTCGCCCGGCCCTTCGCTCGGGACAGGAACACCCGGCGGTACATCCGTCGGCCCGTTTCCGGGTCCAGCCGGTAGGCCTTGACGATGAACGCGTAGAACTCGTCGTCCAGCTCGATCGGATCGCCTATCACATCACCGGGGCCGTGGCACAGGTACTCCTCGATGTGCCGGACGATCTCGTGACCGAGGGATGGGAACTCGCCTTCATACTGGGCACCGCGCCACGGCATCGGACCCCCTACACGGCGTCCTCGCTGACGATCCGCAGGTTCTTGCGGCGGTCCGACGTCGACCGCGGCGTCTCCGGAGCGGCAGGCCGGTCAGCCGGAGTCTCGATCTTCAGCTTCAGGCGCATCCGGTCCTCCGGCGTAGCCCCGTACTTCGCGGCCCGCAAACGCACCTCGGATGCGAACTCCCAGCGCCCCTTGGTCCACATGACGTGATGCAGGAGGGCCGTGTCGAGCAGGAAGTCCCAGTCGGTGGCGATGAACGTCTGGGCCTGCGGCGACCGCCGCCAGGTCTCCCACCACTGCACCGTCCGCAGATGCCACGACTCTTGGTCCGGCAGTACGCCCTCCGGCAATTCGGGCCCGCGGACTTCGTCGTCCGCCTCGACCCGCTGCATCTCCGCGTCCCGCGCCTTCGAATCCCGGGCCCGCGAACGCGTCTCCTTCGGAGCGAAACCACGACCAGCCATCAGGGATACCCCCTTCACAGCAAGTCGGCGATCACCTTCGACAGATCGGCCAGCTTCGACGGAGCGTCCTCGAACGGGCAACGGGTGACGGTGATGTAGCGGCCCCGGTCGTACACCTCAACAGCCTTCTCGCCCTGGCGCAGCTTCCGGCCGCGGCCCACCTCGCCGTAGCCCCAGCAGTGCAGGCCGGTGCCCGACGGCGACACCTCGATATAAGTGGCCGGCAGTCGGTCCACGATCTCCCGCGCCCACGGCAGCAGTTCGCCGCCCACCAGGGCATGGTCGAGGTCGATGCATACGAGCCGGTCCTCGGCCGTCAGGACGAAGCCGAGTCCGGCGCCGGCCGTCGAACGGTCAGCAGTCTTGTGCGTTGCCCACGTTGATGGGTCCGTCGACGAAGCCGCCATCACGTTCTGCCCGGTCACGGACAACGGGACCTTGCGGTCCGTGTGGCGGACCCACTGCCGGCGCCGCGTCATCGCCGAGGGCAGCGGATCAGCCGACCGCTTGCGCTCGACGTAGGCGGCGTTGCGGCAACGGCCGGAGCAGAACCGGGCGTTGTGGGCGTGCCGGGCGCCGAGGTGCTCCCGGCAGTGCTCGCAGCGTCGCGTCTTCATGGGATCAGGTTAGCCTCTTGCGTGACGCCAATCAATGGGTTGACCTGGGGAAACTTTGAGGATCCGACCCAACTTCCCTGTAGTGCGAAGTCGATCACCCAATGAGGCGACTAGAGAAACCGCAGGTCAGAGCTTGATCACAAAGACCCCAGTGTCGTGCGCACCGCGCCAAGCTAACGTGCCCGATCGTCAAATTAAGTTGATCTTGGAGGGACCCCCCAGGTGATCTTGAAAAGTTGGATCAAGAAAAGTTTGACCATGATCAATCCAACCTTGATCATCAATTTCATGATCGTGAAGGTCGGTGGATCTTCAAGCTCCTCATCCCAAGCAGACACCCGACGTGGGCCGAAAGCACCTGCCTGCCCGGCTGGTCATGGTCACCGAGGTACCACCTCGACCATGCCGACGACCCGACACAAGCACGAGCCGACGCGGCCACAGCCACGACAGCAGCTACGGCATCAGCCCAGGGTGTGCCTCCGCCGGCCTGGTGCGGGGCGGCTTGGCGTGGGCCACGGCGGACGCCTCACGCCCGGTCTTCTGGTCGTGATGCCACTGGCAGAGGGCCCACAGATTTGCTTCGCTGTGGTCGTCCACGCCTTGGGCTGCGTTGATTTTGTGGTCGACCTGGTTGGCCGGCTCCCCGCAGATTCCGCCGGTGATGAGGGGCCATTGGCAGGCGTGCCTGTCGCGGCGCAGGATGCGGGCCCTGATCCGGGCCCAGCCTTTGGGTAGCGGGGCTGAGCGCCTGCCTTGGCTGGGCATCAGCCGTTGCCCTTGCTGTCGCCGCCGCGGGTGGCGCGGTGTGCTACTTCTTCGCCTGCCGCGTGGCCTGGCCTGGCGCCTGTGGCTCGCACGTGCAGGTTGGAGCAGAGGCCCTTCACGATGCTGGGGCTGACGTGCTTGCCGAGCTCGACGACACAGCGGTCGAAGCTAAGAAGTCGCCGGGAACTCCCCATTGGATCTTTGCTGCGCCTTCGCCGTGCGCCCAATATTCCATCAGGCGTTCGGTTGCTGCGACGTCTCCTGGGGTTGCTTCACGTCCTGCGACCATGTGGCATCACCTCCTCTTCCGCTCGGCTGGAACGTCGTCAGCTCGGCGCCTGTCCGGGTTCGGTCGGCGGGTTGTCGACGCGCTGGATGGTGGCGCCGAGATCGTCGGGGAGGGCGTAGCAGAGGCCGGCTGCGTCGGAGAACAGGGCCCAGCCGTCTTGGAATTCGAGGGTGAGCTGGGGGTCTTCGATGACGACTTCTTCGCCTGCTTGTCCTGGCTGGCTGATGACGTAGGCGGGCATGGCTGCGTCCTCCTTCAGCCGTTGATGAGCTTGAAGAGGTGGTCGGCAGAGGCTTCGTCGAGCGGTGGCCTGTCGGCGATGCGGGTGATGATCACGCCGAAGTGGGCTGGGATCACGGCGCAGGGGCCGTTCGAGTCAGCGAAGAGAACCCACTCGCCCTGGACGGTGAGCGTCAGATCGTCGCCTTCGACGATGCTGTCCCGGTGACGGTACTCGTGCGGGAAGGTCAACTGGTACGCAGGCATGGGGTCCTCTCGCTTCGGTCCTTGCCCTGCCAGCCGCCACTCATCGCTGCTCCTCGGTGTCGCGTCCACACCAAGAGCATCGGCGGTCTAGGCCGCGCCAGGGTTTGCCGTGCCGTCCTCGACGGTGCAGGTAGCGCATCCGGGAGGCGTAGATGCGGGAGTGGACCGCTACGTAGACCCTGTGCAGGCCTCCGCCCTCACGCTTGAAGCTGGGGATGCACTGGTAGCAGAGGTCGAGGATGCGGGCCATGGCGCGGGCTCCTTGGTCAGGCTGTGAGTGCGCGCCTGATGCCTTCTTCGAGTTCGATCTTCGGCTGGTAGACGTCGAGCATGCGCTTGGGGTCGCAGACGCGGTGGTGAACGCCCTGCGGCGCAGTCGCAAGGTGCTTGATCTCCGGCGTGTATCCGGCGGCCGCGGTTACGAGGCCAGCGAGTTCGTCGAACGAGACCGCTCTGCCCCAGCCGAGGTTGATCGGCCCGTGCACGCCTTGGTCGACGGCTGCGAGGGTGGCGCCGACGAGGTCGTCGACGTGGATCCAGTCGCGTGTCGAGCTGCCGTCTCCCCACACCTCGAACGGATCCTGCCTGGCTCTGGCTCGGGCGATGAACGCCGGGAACGGGTAGGCCTCGTGCTGGTCCGTGCCGTAGCCGGAGAACGGCCTGAGCACCGTCATGCGCGTACCCTCGGCCGCCGCGTACTGGCAGAGCTGCTCCCCGGTCAGCTTGGCCAGTCCGTAGGTCGCGTCGGGCCGGCCGAGCTGCTCGTAATCGATGTCGTCCTCAACGAGCCGGCGGATGTCGCCGGGTTGCTGGAGCGCGACCGGGTAGGCGGCCGAGCTAGAGAAGTACACGGCGCGCGGCGTACCCGAGCGGGCGAGCCAGCGCATGTACCAGGCGTCGAGCGCCAGGTTTGTGGCGACTCCGAGCGGGGAGCCGTCGATGCTGGCCCGGCCTCCGACGATGGCCGCGCAGTGGATCGCAAGGTCGAAGTGCTCGCGATCCCGTAGGAAGAAGTCGAGGGCGTCTCTGCCATAGACGATCGGGGAGACGTTGAGGTCGATCGCAAGAACGTCGTCACCCCGCTCGCGCAGGGCCTGGTGCAGGTGACGGCCGACGAACCCGGCGGCACCGGTCAGGAGGACGCGCATCAGTCCTCCCCGCATTCGGTGGCAGTGTGCCAGAGGCCGTCGTGGACGGCTTCCTCTGGAAACCGTCTGACGGTTGGCGAGCTAGCCCAGTCGACGCGTTCACGGAAGTCATGGGCGTGGGACCCGAAGATCAGCAGGTCGGCGACCCATTCACCTTCGTAGCCGTTAGAGCAGCCGTCGTAGGGTTCGCGGCGCAGATGGTGCGGTAGCGAGGTGACGAACGCGGCGCGGCAGGGCGCTGTGGTGATCGTACCGTCGGCGTGCTGCGTAATAGCCGTGTGGTGGACGACGTCACCGACACGCACAGGGGGTTGGGCGTTCATGCGGCTTTGACTGCCTTGTACACGCCCCACGGCAGCTCGCTGTCGACGGGCTCCAGGCCGATGCGGGTGCAGGCATCGGCCTGCTGCTCGCGGGACCAGGTCGTGACGCCGATCCAGTGGCTGGCTTCCGAAGGCTGGTCGCTGAGGGGCCAGTCGAGGACGAGCAGGCCGCCCAGCTTCGTCGCCGCTCGAAGCTTGGTGATGATGTCGAGGCAGTCGGCATAGCTGTGGTGGATGAGGACGGCGAGCGCATACACGGCGTCCATGCGGCGCCGCCCGAGGTGCGCGGCAATGCCGTCGGCCGCAGCGTGCACGGTCGTTACGTCAGGGGCGCGGTCGGTGAGCCAGTCGAGCATCCGCTGCGACGAGTCGACGGCCGTCACCTCGTAGCCGAGCCCCGCCAGGGGGATGGCGACGCGGCCGTCGCCACAGCCGAAGTCCATGACCTTGGCGCTGGCGGGGATGACGGTGGCGAGCATGGCGGCCTGCTGCTGCCCGGACTCCCAGTACGCGTCTTCGGAAACGCGGCGGAGCGGGTGGATCGCGGCGGGGTCGGCCTGGTCCCAGGCCTGGATGACGTCAGCGGCAGTCACGGGGGCCTCCTCGTTGACTACGATGGTTCCGAAGGAGCATCGATCGGCAGATCACCGGTCGATCACCGGCGCCCCGCGCGAACCCGTGCTCCCGGGTTGGGTTGAACCCAGGGGCGCCACCAAGTTCAGCTCGCCTCGACGAGCAACCGGAGCTTCTCAAGGTCGGTGTCGAGGCCGCCCTCATCCCGGTAGGCGTAGTAGGCGGCGCTGTCGGCTCCGACCTGTTCGGGGCTGTTGCACTCCTCGTAGCCCTGATCTAGGTCCGCCTTGCCCGCCGCCGGGTGGAGGTGCTCGATGACCATGTCGTCGAGGTAGGTGATGCGTCCCATGCCCTTGCCCCACTCCAGCCACACAAGATCCACGCACAGGTGCACGAATGCTGAGGGCGCCATGAATCCGAGCGTCGTGACGATGTCGGAGGTCATGGCGACGGCTGTGGGCATCTGCTCGCCCATCAGCAGGTCGTTGCCGTAGACGATGCCGGGGCCGCCGGACAGGCAGATGCGGATGCGGGCGTCCCAGGCCTGCTCGGCAACACGGGGCCGGTGATCATCGCCCATGAATCCGAGGAACCGGTACTTCGATGCGGCCTTCACGGCCTGCTGGTTGAGCGTGCCCACCAGCCGACGCCGCTTCCCGAACACGAACCGCACCCGGCCGTCAGCCTTGTACGTGGCGGCGTGCGCCTTGTACCCGGCGAGCTCGGGGTCGTCGGTGTCCACGGCGAACAGGACGTCCGCGGTGGCGCCGGTGTCGTCCCACGCCTGCATGATCTCGGGGATCGCCTGCGGACGGCCGCGGGTCGGGATGATGACGAGCAGATCGTCGGCCATGACGCCCCCTCTCAGATCACGCGGATGCGGCCGGAGCGTTCGACGGGGGTCTCGGCTCCGGCGGTCCAGGTCGCCCACACCCAGTAGGTGCCGGGTGTCAGGGTGAGCGCGCCGCCGTCGGGACCGACCATGATGCGGGCGTACCCGGAGTGCCATTCGGCTGGATGCCAGTCCCCGCTCGCCGGGTCGCTGTTGCCTGCGAGGAACGCCATCTTCGGCGGATCCGTGAGCGTGACTGGGCTGCCGTCCGCGCTGGCCGTGACGGACACTTTGACGAACTCGGTGGACGTCGCTGCTAGGTCCACGGCGCACCCACCTCCCAGTCGCTGTCCGGTTCCGCGGTGTGCTGCTCGACGACGGGTTCGCCGACGGTCCAGCCGGTTTGCGGGCCACCCACGGTCCAGCCGGTGGCCGGGTCTCCGACGGTCCAACTGCCTTGCGGCTGGCCGACGGTGTAGTCGATGTCGTCGGGCAGGCCGCCTGCGGCCAGCGGCAGGGCGGTGTCGTGTTCAAGAGCGCCGACGAGGACGAGCCGCTTGGCCGGGGTGAGCGGACGGGCAGTGCTGGTATCGGCGGCCGGCGTGAGCACGATCCGCTTGAGCGTGCCGAGCGGACGGGCCGTATCAACGCCCGACGCGGGGCCGAGTCCTGGGGAGCCCGACGTGCTGAGGGCTTGCGCGGTGCCGGTTTCCAGGGCGGGATCGAGCGGCAACTGCTTGCGTCCGGTGACGGCTTGAGCTTGCTCGATGCCGTCGGACGTGGTGAGCGGGCGGGACTTGGTTGCGTGTAGGGGCTGGGCGGTGCCTGTCTCCACGGCAGGTGCGAGCCGTCCGGGGACGGTCAGCGGCTGCGCCTGGCCTGTTTCGGCGGCGGCGCCGAGCGCGGTCGTTTTGACGGCGGCCAGCTGCTGCGCGGCACCGGTGTCGACTGCGGGGCCGGCCGTGGCCTGCTTCCGCCCGGTGAGGGCTTGTGCCGTCTCGGTGCTGCCCGCGGTGCCGACTGGCTCCGTCTTGCTGCTGCCGAGCGGTTGTGCCGCGCCGGCCTCGTCTGCCGCATTCAGGGCGGCGGTCTTGACGCCGACGAGGGGCTGGGCGGTGTCGGTCGTCTCACTGGAGGTGAGCGGCCGGGCCTTGGCCGTACCGAGCGGCTGTGCCTGGCTGGTCTCCTGGGCGTTGTCGAGCCGCCCGGGGATACCGAACTGCTGGGCTTGCCCAGCTTCTTCTGCGGTTCCCAGGAGGAGCGTCTTGCGGGCGCCGAACGCTTGGGATGCGTCGCTGGCGAAGGCGGTTGTTGCAGCGTTCCGCTTGGTACCGGCGGCGCTTTGTGCCGCTTCGGAGGCCGAAGCGCATCCGAGGCCGAAGGCCTTGACCGTGCCCAGCGGTTGGGCTTCGTCGGTCGAGGCTGCACCGGTGAGGGGCCGCTTGGTGCCGAGCGAGAGCGCGGCCTCTACGCTCTGCGCCGCGGCCAGCGTCGCGTGCTTGGCTCCCTGCAGGGGTTGGGTAGCTTCGGTCGCTTCAGCCGGGGCGAGTGCGGCCGTCTTCACTGCCTGGAGGCCCTGCGCCGCGTCCTCGCCCGACGCTGGGGCGAGAGCTGCGGTCTTGGCCGCGGTGACGGTCTGCGCCGCCTCTGCGGCTTCGGCCGTCCCGGCGGCTGTGCGCTTGGCTGCGCCGAGAGGCTGGGCCTGGCCGGCTTCGTCCGCCGTGCCGAGTGCGGCCTGTTTGGCCGCCGCTGCGGGCTGTGCGGTCTCGGTGGCTGCCGCTATGCCGAGCGGGGTCGTCTTGGATGCCGGGAGCGTCTCGGCGCCGGCGGTCTCCTGCGCCGTCCCCAACGCCGCGACGATGGGCGGGGTGTTGAGGTTGTCGAACTCGACGAAGTCGGTCGTGCCCGAGTCGCGGTGGGCGATCAGCTGGAGTTGCAGCGTCGTGCTGCTCACCCAGGCGGGGCTGCTGTCGGCGCGCTGCACCGTCCAGGTCACACCGTCCGCGCTGGTCTCCCAGTACAGGAACCCGCTGGTCTCGCGGATGCGGAGCCAGGCGTGGTCGACGGGGTCGTAGGCGAGGAACACGTCGCCGGGGTCGGCCCAGCCGGTCCGCATGAACAGCGACAGAACACCCACGGTGGTGTCGACGTTGACGCCAATGTCCGTACCGGCAGTCCCCGACAGGATGACGATCTGGGAGGCGGCAGCGTTGGCGGCGGGCCACATGCGGACGGACACCTGGCTGCCTGCGAGGGTCCAGGCTGCGGCGGTGGTCAGGTTGTTGTAGTTGGTGTCGCACTGAATGCGGGCGTGGCCGCCGCTCTCGTCGTACACGCCACCGGACGCCGGCCACAGAGCGGTGTCGATGGTGTCGGAGTCGAACCGGTCCTTCAACTGCTCCAGCGGACGCCCCGCGCTTTGCGCGGTGCCCGTCTCGGCGGCCGGCGTAAGGCTGGCCGTCTTGCTGGTCGCGGAAAGCTGCGCCGTCTCGAACGACGAGGCGGCCCCTGCGGGCAGGACCTTGCCGCGTCCGAGGGCTTGAGTGGCGTCGGTTTCGCTGGCGGCGCCGAGGCTGTGCGCCTTCGATCGCGGGAGGGGCTGTGCGGTCTCGGTGGAGCTGGCGGTGCCGAGCGTCCGGGTCTTGCTGCGGCCCAGGGCCTGTGCGGTGTCGGTCTCGGTCGCAACGCCCAGGGCGTGGGTCTTCGTCCGGCCGAGCGCCTGGGCGGTGTCGGTCTCGGAGGCGAGGGTGAGGGTCTGCGTGACCGTGGTGACCTTGCGGACGCGCCGTACCCGGCCGGGCCCCCAGGTCACACCGGGGCTGTCCTCGGTGGTGGTGCCGGTGCCGCCGGTCAGGGTGAAGCTGTTGCCGGAGTAGTCGGCGGTCTCGCTGTGGGTGAGCGGGTACCAGGCTTTGAGGTTGGCGGTGCGGGCGGGCAGCCAGGAGAGGCGTTCCTGCTCGAAGTCGGCGGCGCCGAGGGTGACGCCGGTCCAGATCTTCACTCCGGCGATGGCGCCGTTGAGCCAGTCGCCGTTTTCGTGGTGCTCGCCGAGGATGATGCTGGTGGCGGTTGTGGTGGTGCTGCCGGTGGTCCAGGTGACGGCGGTCGGGGAGCTGGTGGTTGTCAGGGCGCGGGCCCACAGGGAGCCGCTGGCGCCGTTGGTGGAGCAGGAGATGAAGTACCAGGTGCCGACGGTCAGCGCGAATGATCCGAAATTGTTGACTTCGTCGTAGAAGCGGAGGCTGGTGCCGTCGACGTCGGTGGCGATCGACCAGTATTCGGTGGCGCTGGAGCCGATCGACAGGAACGTGGAGACGGCGTTCCGGTCTGTGCTGATCTTCAGCCAGCCGCAGGCGGAGATCTGTGACTGTGATCCCAGGGACGTGGTGGTGTTGTAGTCCTGGCCGTCTGCGGAGAACCTGACGGCCACGTCGGCCCCCTACGTGTCGCTGTATGTCAGCCGGGCCTGCAACAGCCACGCGTCGTTGGCGAGGGTGTCGGCGGCGTTGGAGCCGATCCTCTTGATCCGCACCCACACGATGTCGGACGCGGCGACCGTGTCGAGGTTGGAGATCGTGACGGTGGCGGTCATGACGCGCTTGCCGACCGTGCCCAGGTGGCTGGAGTCGACGGTCTGCGCGGTGGCGAAGGCCTTCGTTGTGACGTCCTGCGTGTCGGTCCCGGCGGTGATCGCCGCGATGGCGGCCTCCCAGCGCACGCTTCCGGAGGTCGCGTTGTCGGCCTGCCACAGCACATCGCAGGTGATGGTGGGGTTCGATGCCCCGTACCCGAACGAGTCGATCTTCCAGAAGGCTGCCTCGTCGAGGGACGCGTCGTAGCGCAGCCCGGACACCGGGAAGTTCGTGCCGTTGAACTTGTCGAACTGGGGGTACGTGCTGCCCAGGTACTGGGCCTGCTCGGGGTCGAGGTCGAGGCGGATGTTCGCCATCAGCCGTCCTCCTGCGCCCGCAGCTTCCCGGCCCGCCGCATCGCGACGTAGCAGAACAGCAGCGTCTTGAACGTCAGCGAGGCGGTGCCGCGGAACGGCTGCGGCAGCGCGGTGTTGAACGAGGCCTGGTTCGCTTCGATCCAGTCGTCCGTCGCCGCGACCGCGGCAGCGAGATCGGTCTTGGTAATGCCGGAGCAGTCCAGGGTGACCTCGCGCATGAACTGCGCCAGGCAGCGGGCCCGGTTGGTGGCGTCGAGCGCCATGATCAGGCCGCCGACGTGCTGCGGTAGAAGTCGTTGACAGTTGCCGTCACGTCGGAGCCGTCCGGAGTGATCGGGAAGTCGCACTTCACCAGCGGGATCAAATCGGAGTCCGTGCCGGTGGTGGTGTCCGGGTCGTAGCAGATGACAATGGCAGAGATCGCGTTGCCGGTCGCCGCGGTCCACGTGATGTCCGCGCAGTCCACGGAGACCCGGTCGTTCGTGTTGTCGACGGTCACAGTCACCGAGGCGAGCGTTTTACGGCCCATGGTGGTCTGCTCGTTGGAGGCGCCGGCCAGCAGGGTGGACAGGTCGGCGTAGTCGCGCATGGTCGCGTCGGACACGATGCCCGTCGTCTCGATGGGCACGGCAATCAGCCCGTCGTTGGCGGCGGGGAGCTCGGCGTAGTACTTGACCTTGCCGAGGGCGATGTTGAAGACGATGTTCGCCACGGATATCTCCTGTCGGCGCGGTCAGTTGATGAATGGGCCCGCTCCGGCCCTCGGGTGAAGGTGGCCGGAGCGGGTTGTCCCGCCGCCGTGGCGTGGGCCCGGGGCGGGCTGGCGGCGGGACGTCGGGGCCGAGGATCTGGGGGATGCGGCCCCGAGTTTGGGTGTCCGCCCGGCCGTGAGGGGCCGGGCGGACAGTTGGGCCGAGCACGCGCTGGGGTGCTCAAGGCCCGGCCTGCGCCCGCACCGCCGTGCGCAGGGGACTTGGGGTCAGGCGGCGCGCTGGTGGGGTCCGCGGCTGTTGGCCGCAGGGTCGGCAGGCTTGTACTTGCTGCGCGCCGCAGCTGCCGCCTTGACGGTGGGGAGATGGAAGAAGGTTCCGCCTTCGCCGTCGAGGATCGGTTCGATCTTGCGGCGGGTGACCCAGACGCGGATCGTGCCAGGCTTCACTTCGGCGACTCGGGCGGCTTCCCACAAGTCGCCGATCTGATCACCGTGTTCAGCCTGCGCGAAGTGGACTTCGAGATCGTCCGGGTTCGGGAAGGCGACCATGGCACCTCCCCGCAGGTACGCGAAGACCCCCACCGGGATGGACGCGGCAGGGGTCTTGAGGGGTTGTTTGAGACGCGTGTAGCAGTGTCTGATCGCGAGATTACAGCCACTGCCCCCTTGACACAACCCGCCCTATGCGGGGCTGGCAGCTCAGGCAGTCAGAGGCGGGAGTTGTTCGCCCTTCCGTAGCTCGTTGATCAGTTGCATGAGTTCCGGGCCGGGCTCAAACCATTCCCCGTGGCGGCGGAGTGCAGCGAAACGGGCGTGCATCTGCTGTTCCTCCGTCAGGCGGCCCGGAGTTTTCGCCAGGACGGTGGCGTTCAGTTGTTCCGACCGTCGGCGGAGGTCATTGCTGAAGCCGATCTTTATGAGGCGTTCGCGCCGCATGAAGTACACCCACGACGGGCTGCTCTTTAGGGGGCGGCTGTAGCTGTCGAGCGGGCGGTACCACTCATCTCCTGCGGTTCGGTGGGCGTCTACCCAGGAGCGCATATCGCCCCTGGCGATGATGTGGGCGAGCCTTGCCGCTGCGTCCTTCTCGTGCTCCTCGCAGAGCTGGAGGGGCGCTTGGGTCGTGGCTGGGCTGTCGCATTCCCCGTACCAGCAGGCGCTCTCCGTCGATGGAGTGATGATCGCGTGGGCTCGCGCTCCGCATCCGCACCGAAAGCGTCCAGGGCCACTTCGGTACTCGGGGCTCATAGTCCGTCCGCAGCCGCACCGGATGACGAGATCATCAGGCATCGGCCGCCTCCGGGTCGATGAGGTCGGCGCACGCGGCGGGGATGTCGGCAGCATCCCACCAGTTCCACTGATTGCCTTCTCCGCTGACGTGGACGTTCCGTAGCCGCTCGGCGAGTTCGTGGGCGTGCTTGTTGAGGATCCGGTCGACGTGCTGACGGGAGCCCTTGCCGGTGGTCAGGAGCCACTGGGCTAGGAGATCGAGCAGGTCGGCGCGGGCGGTCGTCTCGCTCACGCGGCCACCCCCGCGTCGCGTCGCAGTACATCTTCCTGCGCCAGTCGTAGCTCGCGCCAGGCAGCAAGCCCGTCCCATTCGGTGCCGCACGTACTGCAGCGGATGCGGTGGCTGGCGGCGGTGGCGGTCAACTGCTGCCCGCACGGGCCGGCTTCGAGGGGGACGGGGCAGAGGCCGGTCTGTACGCGGCCGGGCTTGCGTTCGCCGGAGACGGCGGCCGTGGCTTCAGCATGCAGGCGGCGGAGGTCGTCGATGTCCTGGCCTATGGAGTCGTAGCTGTCGCAGGCCCATGGCAGGTTGTTGATCAGGAAGCGGGCGTGCTCGGGGACGGCTTGAGCGGGGCTGCCGCGCCAGGGGGCAACAGTCCAGCCAAGCGCTTGCCGCCAGGCGTCCTCGATGGCTGCGAGGCGGGCTGCGGCGCCACCGGGGCCAGTCAGGGTGAGGACTTCGAGGCGAGGCGGTATGGGCGGGGTGCGGCTGCCGGAGGTGGCCGAGCCGGGCTTGCGGGCGCCGCGCATGAGGGTGGCCGTGTGGCTCAACTCGACGAACAGGGCGGGGAGTTCGGTGATCCGTTTCATGGTCTTGATCTCACAGGGCCTGCAGGCTTGGCGCCCGTTCTCGTTGACCCAAAGGTCTTTGCCGCAGGCGGCGCATACCGGCCACTGGTAGATCGCGGCGTCATCAGTATCGTGCATGGTGGGGCTCCTCGACAGCGGTGGTGCAGAGGATCAGGGCTGCCCCCAGTGTGCACGGCGGATGGCCGGAACTCGCCTCAACGCCTCATCGTGCGGGCCCCGTCGGGGGTCAGAGCGCTTTGTCGACCGCCGTGTTCATCGTCTCGACGTCGACACTGATCTTCTGGAGCCTTCCGCCGAACGACACGCGGGCGGCGACGGTCTCCCGGCCGGTGGCGCCGGATCGCATCGCGTCCTGCACCCAAGCAGCAACCTCGTCCAGCGTGAGCAGCTGCTTCTTCTCGGCGGTGTGCTCGATCTTCTTGAGGGCCATGAGCCCATCATCCTCCATCAGTTGAAACGCTAACGGCCCCGGCCGGTGAAGGCGCGGGGCCGCAAGGGGGCGGGCGGTGCGGTCACTCCTCGTCGTCTTGGTCGGCGGCTTTGCAGGCGTCGTTGCAGTACGGGTAGCCGCCGGGGGCGCCGCACAGGATGCATTCGTTGTTCACGGCTACTCCCTGACGAGCGGGGGTTCGGTGATGATGCCGTCGGCGGTGGTGCTGAGTTCGAGGTCGTCGTCGCGGCAGACGAGCCGGTAGCCGCCCGCTTCCTCCCAGACCT